CTCCATCAAGCAGTCTATGCACGAGATCACGGGCGTGCCCGAGTCCGCACTCGGCAAGACCCAGCCGATCTCCAACACGTCAGGCGTGGCCCTCGCTATCCAGTACCAGCCGATGATGAACCGCTACTACATGAAGCGGACGCACTTCGCCAAGGGCCTCGTCCAGTTGAACGAACTCATCATCCGCACGCAGGCCGTCCACGAGCCTGAGTCGCTCCAGTGGAACCCCGCCGAGGCGACGTTCCCCGAGCCCGACCAGTTGCAGGTCCTCGACCCCCGTGACCCCCTGACGTACCGCACGTCCGTCCATTGGCCGGACCCGCTCCCCGTCGATCAGTTGATCAAGTTGAACGAGTTGCAGGCGAAGATGGCTATGGGTCTGGAGTCCAAGCGTGGCGCTCTCCGTGCGCTGGGCGAGGAGTTCCCGAACGAGAAGATGGCCGAGATTTCAGAAGAGTTGAGAGACGACGCTATGGATCAGGGTGCTCTTGAACTCATTAATGCTCAGATTGCCGCATCAGTGATGGCTATTACTGGTATGGTGACACCCGACGGAGCACAACCTGCCTCTGACACTAAGAGTGCAGGAGGCTCCGACGTAACATCTGCCGGTTCCGCAGAAGAGGGATCGGGAGTAATGCCGGGGATTAACCCCTCCGGTGACATAGTTAATCAATTGGCGCAGAGGGCATACGGAGCCAACTTGGCTCAACGACGTGTGCCTGACACGGACTGACTAATCGGACTCTATTTCAGACACATCAGCACGACAACGTGAGGTATTAGCAATGGCAGTTACCGAAGACGGCGATGCCGTCGTTATCGACACACCCGTTCAGGCTCCTGTAGAGCAGGAGGCTTCGACCCCTACCCCGGACCCCCGGACTCGTAATACTCGGATGTTTTCCGAGGATGAGGTGGAAGCCATCCGTCGTCAGGAGAAGGACAAACTCTACGACAAGATCAACAAGTTGCAGGATCAGGTAGAGATCTTCAACCGAGAGCGTGAAGAGCAAAAGCGCCTCGCTGAAGAAGCCGCAACTAAGGAAGCAGAGGAGCGTCGCCTTCGTGAAGAAGAGGAGATGTCCGCTAAGGAACTTCTCGCTAAGAAGGAAGACGAGTTCCAGCACCGCATCAACACGGCTCAGCAGGAGTGGGAAGAGAAGTTCACCGCTCTCCAGCAGGAGTCTGAGGCGCAGAAGGCGGTCCTTGAACAGGAGCGTCGCTTCCAAGAACTTGAGTCGTTCAAGTCTCGCCGCATTGCGGAGGAGCAAGACAACATCATGCCGGAACTTCTGGACTTCGTTAGAGGAAATACAGAAGATGAGATTGAAGCCTCAATTTCAGCGGTAGTTGCTCGCACATCTGCTATTGTGGAGAACATCCAACAGGCGATGCCTCAGCGGCAGAACCTGAGGGGAGTCCCGGCAACGGGGTCAACCCCGATTGGGCCATTGGAGAATATGACGGAGCAGCAGACATTGACCTCGGCGGATATCGCTAATATGTCGATGGATCAGTACGCACAGATCAGGGACCGGCTCTTGGCACAAGCCTCGTTTAGAGGTCGCTAACACCTAACAGTAACAACGTATCCTACGGAGGATAAGAACCATGGCCCTTCCCGCACCTACTGGTGGAGCGATCACTGGAGCCGATCTGTCGGCGGTCACCACGACCGGCTATTCGTCAGACGCCACCCTCTCGCCCGCCATTCAGCAGATTTGGTCGAAGGAGATTCTGTTCCAAGCGATGCCGGTGCTTCGCTTTGAGCAGTTTGCCGTCAAGAAGACGGAACTCGGCGTTCAGCCGGGTCTCACGATCAACTTCATGCGTTACACCAACCTCGATGTCGATCAGACTGGGTCTGAACTGACTGAGGGTGTTCGTATGGAGCCGGTCGCTCTTTCGGCCTCGCAGATCCAGATCACCGTTAAGGAGCACGGTAAGGCTGTCGCCGTTACCGAACTTCTCCTCAACGCCGCCTTTGACGACGTTATGGCGTCGGCCTCTCGTCTCCTCGGTCGCCACATGGCGCAGTCGATGGACACGCAGGCCCGCAACACCCTCTACCAGAACGCTGTGCCGTTCGGTGGTGGTGCCGCTGTCGCCCCGAACGTCGTCTTCGGACGCACCGCCGCCACGACTCGTGGCGCTCTCTCGCCCTACGACGCCGGTACCGTTGGCACCGCCGCCGCTCCGGGTTACCTCGCTCCCGCCGCCATCAAGGATGCGGTCGAGGTCCTCGCTGGGCAGAACATCCCGCGTCTGGGCGACACCTACGTCTGCTTCGTTCACCCGTCGCAGAGCCGTGCGCTCCGTGACTGGCCGGAGTTCATCGAGGTCACGAAGTACGCCGCCCCCGGCAACTTCATGCTCGGTGAGATCGGTCGCATCTACGACGTGGTCTTCATCGAGACCACGCAGGTTGCGAGCGGACTCGACACCAGCGTCATCGCCCCCGGCCTGCCGGACTCGGGTGACGGCGACATCCTCGATGCGTCGTACGCCGCCATCATGATTGGTGACAACGCCTTCGGTCACGCCATCAGCCTCCCGGTTGAGTTGCGTGACGGCGGTGTGATCGACTTCGGTCGTGAGCACGGTCTGGCGTGGTACGCCATCTGGGGCTTCGGCATGATCACGCACGAGTCCCGAGTCATCCTCAACACCCTTGGTGGGGCCATCTCCTGATAGACCCGACAAGTAGTTAGAGATAAGGGCGGGGGGTTCGCCCCCCGCCCTTACTCGTAAAGAGGAGATTACGGATGCCTGCACTAGCCGCAACCTTTGGTTTGACTGCTGATCAGGGTGCTACGTTCAAGTACGTTCTGACGTGGACAAACCCCGACGACACTCCCATCAACTTGCAGGGCTACACGGCACGGATGAAGGTCCGTAGACGAACCACTACCGGCGATCTGCTCCTAGAGTTGACCACGGAGAATGGTTACATCTCTCTCGGTGGGGACAGCGGTGAGATTACGCTCACCATGCCACCGGACGTTACCTCCCTCGTAAGGGCAGGTAAGCACGATTACGATCTTGAACTGATCTCAAGCGCTGGCGAGGTCACCCGGCTTCTTATGGGGTACTTCGTCATTAGGTCGGAGGTTACTACGTGAACTACCACACAGTTAACGCGCCTAACCTTCACATCGCCTCCCCCGGTCCCCAAGGGGCCAAGGGAGACCCCGGTCAGGGCACCACTGTCCAGACCATGACCTTCACGGGTGAACTCAGTGTGGTACTGGCTAAGCCCCGGTTCTACATGACTCGTGAAGTCAGCATCACGGCTCTCGCCGTATCGGTTGGAACAGCACCTGTTGGGGCTGACCTAATCGTAGACATTTACAGAAATGGGCTCTCTATCTTTGCCACACCTGAACACCGGCCAACAATTACGGATGGGTCGCATTTGGCCCTCGCTACAGTTCCAGACAATGCTACACTCGCTGTCGGGGATTACCTCACGGTCAGCATTGACCAAGTGGGGTTGTCCTTTGCAGGATCAGACCTGACAGTCCAAATCGAATTAACTCAAGTTGAGGAGACTTAACTATGTCCATTTCTAACTACGCAGAACTGAAGTTGCTGGATCACGTTACCGGCACCGCTTCTTTCACCGCTCCGTCGGGTTGCCACCTCCAGTTGCACACCGGCGATCCGGGCGAGGACGGCACCGCCAACGCCGCCACCGAGACGACCCGTCAGTCGGTGTCGTTCGCTTCGGCGTCGTCGGGTTCCATCGCCTCGTCGGCGGCGGTCACTTGGACCAACGTGTCCACGACCGAGACCTACTCGCACTGGTCGATGCACGACGCTTCGACCTCGGGCAACTGCCTGTGGTACGGGGCGCTCTCGTCCTCGGCCTCGGTCACGGCGGGTGACACCTTCCAGATCACCTCGCTGACTCTTACCCTCGACTGATAATCTCTGTCAGGTCTGAGTATCTAGTGGGGGGCTTCGGCCCCCCACTAGATAGACACACACGAGGAATGGATCACTGATGGCAACGAATTACCCTACAAGTCTGGACGCACTCACTAATCCGACTAGTTCGGATTCGATGTCGTCACCTTCACACAGTGGTCAGCACGCAGATTCTAACGACGCCATCGAGGCCCTTCAGGCCAAGGTCGGCGTAGACTCTAGTGCTGTCGCTACTTCGCTGGATTACCGTGTAGCCCAGTTGGAGTCTGGCGGAGGGTCGATGACGACCTCAGCAACCGCCCCCTCATCGCCTTCTGACGGCGATATGTGGTATGACACCTCTACGGGTCGTACCTACGTCTACTACGACGACGGCTCCTCCCAGCAGTGGGTGGAGTTCGGTGCCGCCCCCGATGCCGGTATCATGCACGTCTCGTCGGGAGCCCCCTCTTCTCCTAATGCAGGAGATATGTGGTACGACACTGACGACGGCACCACCTCTCTTTACTACGACGACGGTTCGTCTCAGCAGTGGGTCCAGTTCGGAGCGGCCCCTGTCACTACTGGCAAGATCTTGCAGGTCGTTACGGATTTTGAGACTGGTTCGTTTACTACCACCAGCCAAACGATGGTAGACACGGACGCTGCTGTCACGATTACGCCCACCTCCGCAACATCAAAAGTGTTTGTCACATATTCAATAAACTCGGTTTACAACACCACTACGGGAGCGCAGGTTTATTTAGTGATTGATCGTGACGGCACCGACCTGACTGGCAACGCTCGCTGGCAGTCCTCAATTACAAACGGGCGTGGTGTCATTTCATTTAGTTATCTTGACTCACCAGCCTCAACATCAGCGCTCACCTACACATTGCAAATGTCTGTGTCCTCCGCTACCGGCACGATCGAGGCGAACGGATACGGAATCACCGTCATGGAGGTGGCGGCATGACCGACTACGCCGCCGTACTAGCCGCCAACTATTCAGGCGCTCAATGGACGCTGAGTGGCAACGACTACGACAGTTTGGTGATGCATGACGACACACCTAAGCCTACTCAGGCCGAGTTGGATGCGGCGTGGCCCGCTGTCCAGCAGGCTAAGGCCGACGCCGAGGCGGCAGAAGCGGCCTCCAAACAGTCCGCTATTGACAAGTTGGCCGCTCTAGGTCTTACCGTAGATGAGATTAGGGTGGCATTTGGTCTGGAAGGTTCCTGATGGCTCTTAACTTCCCAGACTCCCCCTCAACAAACGACACTTACACCGTTAACAACACCACGTGGACGTATAACGGAACTGTATGGAAGGTCAAGAACAGTATGAAGAAAGTTGCCAAATTTACAACTAATGGCACTTGGACGGTGCCTGCGGGTGTGACGTATGCGGTCGCTCACATGCTCGGCGGCGGCGGCGGTGGCGGT